TCTGCCAATTGAGCAGAGGTAACAGAACCTGAAGGATATTTCTTTGAACTATATGTAGCCATTTGTTTACCTTAAATCGAGAATAGTTTCCAACCATGAGTGGCATTGTAATATACTAGGTCAAACGAAGCACCCTCAGTATCTACAGTCATATTTGCAGCATCACCCATAATCACATGACCATTTCGAGCAATAGTTAAATTATTTGTATCGAATGTATTTGAAGCATCGATAATACGAACAGTATCACCCATAGTTGCAGAAGCTGGTAAAGTTAGTGTAACTGCAGCAGATGTTGTATTGATGAAGTAATAACGACCAGCAACAGCAGTCGTGTTACTAGAAATTTCGTAGTATTGACCAACAGTCTTAGCAATACCAGCGTTTAATTTTGCAAGAGTAATAGAGCCATCGGCAACTGTGTCGATTGAAACTTTTTCTTTGACTAGAGTATATACGTCAATCTCAGCACTAGAATCTGGAGCAGAAGTAAATACAATAGTTGAACCAGATGATACGAAGTTATTACCAGAACCTTCTCTTTGTAGCAGACCATCAACGAAGACCATGACACCAGCAGGAACTACTGGAGGATCTGTTAATGTGAAAGAAGTTGTGGAACCATCACCTGTGAATGTTTGTTTGGTTGTTTCTTGACCAGCAGTTCTTGGAACATTAATTTGTTTACCAAGATAGATGATATACAGAGTTGCGCCAGTTGCTGGTGCCTCTGAGAATACTATTGATGCACCGCCACCAGATAGCGAGAACGCTACACCAGGCTCCTGCACGACTCCGCTATACACTACGAGTAAAGAGTTGGCAGAACCAACACCGTATGATAATGTAAATGTTGTGGTACTAGAGTCAGGTGTTAAAACCTGCTTTTCGAATACTCCATATGTGGGTTCACGACCAATATACATTACGCTTTTCTCCAACCTTTGTGATGTTTATACGCACCAGAGTTAAGCATACTAAGTCCGTGCACGCTTAATCCGAACTCTTCAGAGAATGCTCGTAATCCAAGTCTTTCCACTATTGTACCTTCTGGCGATAAAAATCTTTGCATTTTACTATTCTTTTTAGATATTGCTTCTTTTACTTCGTCAGTATGAGTGACACCTATGTTCCATGGAGTTTTACCATACATAGGATTACCAACACCACTATGTAATTTAGACAACTTATCTCTCACAGTTTTTTGTTTAGAAGGATTTAAATCTCCAACTAAACGACCTTTCATTCTTTTGCTTTGAGCCAATTTTTGTTCTTCAGATTTCATTGGAGAACCTAAACCACCTTCACACAAATTTAGACAAAGATCTTCTTCAATAAGTTCTTTTGTTACAATTTTTGATTCTAATTCAAAAATATACTCTGGAGAACCGTAACATAAAATATTATATGTTAGATTATCAGTACCATATTTTTTAATAAGATCCTTAATCGCTTTACCACTACCCCAATATAGACCACTCATTTTACCAGTATTTTTCTGGGAGACACCATTATGTTTTCCATAGTAGTATCTTCCAGATGATTCATGTGTTATCTTGTAAAGATGAGAAATCATTTATTGTTCTCTACTAGTTTCTATTATTTAGGTTACTGTTAATAGATGATAACAACTCTACCATTACCACCACTTTGACTAGTACCAGCAGTACCCACACCAGATACCCAGTTGGCATCACCATTACCTACTTGTGAAGCACCAGTATTTCCACCACCATTAGATGCTGGAGAAGCAGAAGAAGTTGGAGCTGCAGTTAATGTTGCGCTTGTTACGTATGTTGGGTTGTAGTATCCAGATCCACCACCACCAGCTGGACCAGTACCGCCACCAGCGTTGCGACCATAGTCACCTGTTGATCCACCGCCACCGCCAAAGTAACCACCGCCACCACCACCGCCAGCTTGTGAACCTCCAGGTTCTGAACCACCTTTACCACCGCCACCATAAGATAGTCGTGTAAATCCAGATCCAGCATCGTCACCACCATTACCACCTTGTAGAGCAGATCCTGCAGTTGGTGGTGTTACGCTATTTGCAGGAGATCCTCTTGTATTTCCCGCAGCACCACCAGCAGATTGAGTACCGCCACCACCGCCAATTGGATGATTTGGTGTACCACCAGTTGTTCCACCACCGCCACCACCATCACTACCGTCACCTGCACCACCACCACCACCAGCGATTAATATTGCGTTGGCTTGAGAAATTGATGTTCTGAATAGACCAGCATAACCACCACCGCCACCACCTGAACCACCATAAGCACCTATTGCACCACCTTGACCAACCACAACTACCATTGATTGACCAGGAGTTAAAGTAGCAGTACCAGTTGCAAAACCACCATAAGCACCATAACGACCAGAACCACTTGAGTCTGAACCACCACCAGCACCCCATGCTTTAACAATAGCAACAGAAACACCAGTTGGAACAGTCCAAGATTGGTCGGCACCAGTATAACTAAATGCCACAGTTACTGGAGCAAGAACAGTGATAGAGAATGCTCTATCATTATTAACTGTTGCACCAGTAGAAGCATCTGTGACAGCAGCACGAATTGTAAAATTAGAAGTAGTATCTGAAACTACAGCAGATGCAGTTCCGCTAATAGCACCAGTGGAACTATTAAGAGAAGTTCCTGTTGGTAGTGAACCAGATAATACAGAATAAACAATTGATACATCTGATTCAGAAGTAGATTTAGTTCCAGCTACTGAAAATGCTGTATATGTTGCTCTGTTTTGGTCATTGATATAACCAAGAGATCCAGCAGAATTTGTAAATGTAAAAGATGTAGGAATTTCTAATGCAGCAGAGTATGTAATAGAAAGACCAGAAGCGTTTGTGACTCTAATACCAAATAAATCTTTTGCACCACTTACCATAGCAGCAGTGGTGGCAAATGTTAGTTGTGATGCAGACACTCTTGTAACTGAGTCTGGTGTATATTCTGTTAAATCAGCACCAAGAACTTTAACATTAACACCAGTTTGAAAGTTTGATCCATTAACTGTAATAGTAGTTGCTGCAGTAGTAAATGTACTTGGAGATATTGATGTTATTGTTGGAGGAGAGTCAATTGATTTCCAATCAGTACCAGTATAATATTCCATTAACGCTAATGTAGTGTTAAAACGAATATCCCCAGCTGCAGGAGTGCCTCTCTGATCCGTAGTACCCTTTGGCATAGTAAGTGACGAGGTTTCTGAAGAGAAACCAGTTTTTGCAGTAGTGATTGCACTATCAGCAACGTCTGTAGTACCAACAGCACCAGCTGCAATTTTAGCAGTAGTGACTGCATTGTTTTCTAACTGTGTTGTGCCAATTGCACCACTTATAGCGTCAATACCGATTTTAGTTAATGCCATATTAGTTTTCTCTTTTTAATGACCGAATCTTGTTTTGTAACGATCCCACTCTTTAACAACTTTACCGTATGGAACCATGCCATCATAGAACCACCAGCCACCAAAGGAACAGCTTGAGTAGTTATCATTGTAGTAGTCACCACCAACACCGAATGCCATTGTCGTTCCACTTAATAGTGCTTCACCATTAGCATTCCAGAATGCTGGTTGGAATTTACCACCATTAATAGAAGTATCACACTTACCGTTAGAATCTAATCTCCAAACAAAGAAGTGATATTTTGTTGTATAATTTGTTAGTGATTGTATGTATGAACCAGACTTTGCATATGTATTATATGGTGTATAGTACCAATAATCGCCTGTGCCACTGCAGTGGCCAACAGTAGCATCGTATGTAGTGTCACCAAACTTCTCACGAACAAAGAAACGACTTCTAACATCTGAAGAGGAACCAACAAAAATCATACCATTGTTAGATGAACTACCTGTAAATTTAACCCAGCAGCCAATAGAAAATGCAGTATTTGCAGCTGCTCTAACACCAGACGCATTTCTTAATGATGCTGATGACATATTAAGAACACCACCATTTGAAGATGCATATGCCACTGAACCAGATGGAACACCACTTGATGTATTATAATTATAATTTTTACCAGAAAGATCAGTTAATGTAGATGTACCATTATATGACCGACCAGAAGCCATATCGATATAACATCTTGTATTGGTATCTGCTTCTAATTGAGTAGAAATAGTTCCTGTATGATTTGATCCATGTAAATCAATTTCTGAAATATGAGGTTTTTCGTTTGTATAAAATCCATTACCCCAACGAGTTCTAACTTCAATACGAATACCCTTTGCTGTTACAGCATCCCAATAAACTCTATCTGCAAGGTTAGTACGAGTTCCGCCATAAACATATCCTGAGGAACCAGCATGGTATCCACCAGCTGCTTGTACATTACCAGATAAAACCACATGGTCTGCGTCAATAGCAGAAGTTCTTGACCCAACATAATTTGTTGCTGAACTGTGTTTAGTTCCGTTTGCAACATCCATAGCGATTGGAGTTATTTTTGTCCAAGTACCATTAGATCCATCAGTTGTGTCTGCTGAATAGTAAAATTTAACATCTTTTGCACCTAGTGGGTCAGATGTATTAGTATGTCCACCAAAAACAGTAATACCACCGCATGAGAATGCGCTAGATTTATAGTAAGTAACCATTCTACGACCAACTGGAGTAATACCATTTAATCCAGATGTAGTATTATTAACTGACATCGATGATCCGCCACCGCCAGTATCTGTCTGCCAAGAATCTGTATCGTTGACAGCATTATTATTACCTGCACCAGTTGCAACACCATCTACATACGCAACAGACAACCCTGTTATTTCAGAGGTTATGTCATAGTATGGAATAGATTCTGTAATTACAATACTAAATGAACGAGCAGAAGCGTTACCTGCATTATCAGTGGCAGTAATAGTGAATGTATAAGTTGTATCTCCACTAACAGATGGAGCAGTACCAGTAATTGCACCAGTACTAGAATTTAATGTAACACCGCTTGGTAAAGAACCAGATGTTACAGAATATGTAATTGTTGCTGATGTATCTGGATCAGTTGCTGACACAGAAGTAGAAACAGCAAGAGTTTCTTCCACTGTGGCTATTGTACCAGAAGAAGTAACCCATGAAGGTGAGCCACCACAGTCAATACAATTTTCTAATGTATATGATAAACCAGTAGAGTTGATAACTTTAACATCAAATGGCTCTTGTGCGACTGTAAAGTCTTGTGGGGTAGTTGCAGTTAGTTGTGCATTGCTAACATAAGTAACCGCACCTGCTGTATATTCAGTTCCAGAATTTGAAATAAACTTAACAACTACACCTGCATCAAATGCTTGCCCATTAATAGTAAAAGCTGTTCCTTGTTCACCATTGTAAGTAGATGGCGAAACAGAAGAAATCGCTGGAGGTGCTGCAATACCTGTCCAACCACTTGTTGTGTATTGTTCTAAACATCCAATGTCAGTATTATATCTTAAATATCCAACAACAGGCGATCCTGGACGCTGAGCAGATGATCCTGTTGGTACATACATACCACCAACACCAGAAGAAGATGCAATATCTAATTCTGCTTTATTAACAGCACCGCTTGCTATTTTAGATGCATCAACAGCATTAGCATCAAGAGCATCGTTTGTAATTTTTTGAATCGCCATCTGACTATCCTATTGTTTTATTCTTTATTTATTCTGCGCTGGGAACCAGATCCCAAGATGTGGTGGATTCATTCCAAACGTATCTTTGATCATCAGTTGGCATAACAACTGGTGCTTCCCATAGCCATGTAGTTTCATTAAGTAACCATGATGGAAATGGTTTTGGCTCGTAAAATACATCATTTGTTTTATCATAAAGCATACCAGGAGAAGCATAGTTACCACGAAGTGGAGTGCCACCCAAAAGATGTTGATTACCTTTTGTGTTATATGAAGTTTGAATCCAAACACCTGGACTTGTGTCTACAAATGTCTCGAAGAATTCTGCTTCAGCAACGATAACTTGCTGAACAATTCCGTTATTTACTTTTGCAAAATGACTCATTTATATTAACCTTAGAATGTAATGGTTCCAGAACCAGTAAATGTGAAAATGTAGTTACCACCAGAATTTATTTGGCTATATGTACCAGTTGCTGTGGCAAGCCTGTAAGCAGTAGAGTAAGAAATAATTACAATACCAGAACCTCCATTTGTTCCAGGTGTAGTATTCCATGGCGCATTACCACCATTACCTCTGTTTGTTGTACCTGCAGAGCCAGCACCAGAACTACTGTTTGAACCAGTACCACCTACGGCATAGGTAATAGAAGAACCATCTATAGAATTTGTTGTACCAACACCAGCAGTTATTGTTCCTCCAGCACCGCCAGAGCCACCACCACCACCACCTTGAGCACCAGTAACAGCATCACCACCAGCATTACCTTGACCAGAAGTACCTGCACCACCAACTCCTCGTACACCATTAGTATATCCACCACCACCACCAGAGCCACCAGAAAGACCATTGTAAGTTGTTGTTGCTCTGCTTGCACCAGAACCATTACCACCACCACCACCACCCAATGATGTTATTGATGCAAATACGCTATTAGAGCCACTATATTGATTATTGGTTAATGAGCCACCAGTGCCTCCAGCTCCAATAGTTACTGTATTAGATACATTTGCTGTAACGCTAAGAGTTCCAGTGCGATAACCACCTGCTCCGCCACCACCTGCTTGGTCAGCAGTTTCGCTTCCTCCAGCACCACCACCGCCAGCAACAACCAAATAAGTCACTGAAGGAGGGCTAGCACTCGCAAAATTAATCCATGCACCACCTTGATAAATTTCAGCAAGATCTGTAGTTGTATTATGACGCATCATACCAGTTGCAGGAGTTCCTGGACGCTGTCCAGTAGTACCCTTTGCTATCTGAAAATATCCAGTCGCTGTATTTGCTTGATCAGAAACAGCAGTTGGAGTTACTGCAACTACAGCAAATGTATTATCTCCACGAAGGAATGTTGTTGCGTCTTTTGTACCAGTAGCACTTAATTCTGCAATACCAACTGCTGCATCAGCAATCTTGGCATTAGTAATTGCATTAGAAGCAATATCACCAGCAACGATGCTACGGTAAGTAATTGTCTTACCAGAAAGATCTAGTGTGCTATTTAATTTTGCAGTAGTGATAGCACCATCAGCCACATCAGCTGCAATAATAGTACCATTTGCAATTTTATCAGCAGTAATTGAACCATCTGCTAACATAGCAGTTGTAACAGAACCATCAACAAACGCAGTTCTTGAAACAGTGCTAAAACCTAAATGAACAACAGAAACTTGCTGTCCAGCAGTCAAAGCAGAACCAATTGTTAGGGTTACTCCACTTAGCGTATAGTGAGTTGTTTCAGTCTGCATAACACCATCAATGAATACCAGAATAGACTTAACTGAAACTGGAGTTGCTGATAGAGTGAATGCTGTTTGAGAAGAAGTTGCAGTAAACTTGTCTACTGTAAATGTTCTTAAATTCTCAGAAAGAGATTCTGGAGTTACAGAACCTGCAGCTGGCTTAAGATTGTAAGTCGCAGATGCTTGGTGCAAAGCATAAATCTTTGAAGCAGAAGTTGGTGTACCAGAGAAATTTAAACCACGACCAATATTAGTGGTCAAAGTAGAAATAGTTGCAGTGGCAGAAGAACTACCACCAGTGATACCTTCAGCTGCTTGGAATGTACCAGTAATAACTTTGATTACAACACTACCTGTATTTACTTGAATAACTTTACCAGTCGCAGCACTAGTGCCACCAGTAATAGTTTCGTTCTTTGTGAATGTTCCGCTGATGCTTGTTAGAGCAACAGTGACAGTATCTACGATTGTGTATGCTGAAACAGGTTCTTGAATGACATTCTCTACGACAGCGATAATGTTAGATTCGAACGAACCTGGAACTTCCTGACTTAGTTGAAAGCAGACTTGTGTACCATCAGCAGTGAACTCGTCACGGACACGAGCACCTGATGTTCTATCTGCTGGTGGGACTCCGATATATGCCATTTTTAACCCTTAATTAAACATCTTCTAGAATAGCTGCAACCACATCAATTGATGCAGCCGTATTCGAAACAACTTTTAGTATGTCTCCGTTCGACAGAACAATTTTCTGTCCAGCGATAATCTGTAGTGATCCGCCAACTGGAACTGGAGTAGTTTTAACGATATAATAATTTACACCACCAGAAGTGATATAAGCATCTACTGAAACACCAGAAGAAGTTGTATTACAAACATCTAATTCGATAGCAATCGATTTTGTAGATGATGGTGCAGTATAGACTGATACGGCAGAAGTGCCGACATCTTTTGCTAGTGCATTTTTAAATGTATTTGCCATGTTTAATTATCCTAGTGCGATAGAAATAGCGATTGAAAAAGATCGTGTACCATTAACGGCAGCAACGATTGTTGGCTCTCCACCTTGCAGAGTGGCTAAATCGCCGACATCTTGCACAGTCTGGTTAGATTGTGTAATAACCGAATTGGTTTTTACTCGCCACTGATCAAACGAATCAGTTTGCGGGACGGTAGTAACTGGTGTCTGGAGTGCCATTATAGTTTATTTATAAGAATTGAAATCATCTGTTTAATCTCGGAAATATCGGACTTAACTTGAGTTAGTTCTTTTCCTTGCCTCTCGAGTTCTAATTTTTGAGCCATTGCTGCATTCCTACGAGCAATATAAGACTCATATTCTTTACTATTATTATTTAGGATGGCTTGAGTAGATACATCTCGAATCAAGCCATCTTCACCTTGTACCTTTAAATATTCCATTATGCGCAAGCGATAATACGAAGATCTTTAAGTCTTGGTACTTCTGCAGAAACTGTGGATCTGAATACAATCTTAACAGTAATAGCATCAAACTGAGTCAAATTCGCAGCAGAATATTCTACATCATAGAATGACTCTGGGAACGTAGTTTTAGGAATAACAGCGTCTGGGTTAATCAATGTATATGGAACTGTATTAAAGTCAATATTAGAACCAACATTATTTAACTTATAGTAAACATCCACAGAAGCATTTGTAGGTAGGTTAATCGCAAAACGAATCTTCATGTAAGAAGATGGATTTGCAAGGTTAATTCTACGAGTTACATATTTGCTATGTTGTGAGCCATTTACAGGTGCGATTTCATCAAAGAATTTATCCAGAGAAACCACAGTAATTGTACCTGCTGTTCCAGAACCAGCTGCACGAGCAGTGAAAGTGCCATTCAATGTAATAGACGAGCCATCAACTGCCACATTGGTTACTAGGAATGTTCCATTGTTACCAGCGTCTGCAGCACCTGAGATTGTTACATAACGACCAACACCAATAGTGAGTAAGTCTAATTTAGTAGTTGCATCCGCTGTTGAGATACCAGTTGTCGTAAAGGCGATGGTAGTCTTGGCAGAAGTTGCAGTTCTATTATCAATTGGAGAGATATTAGTATTTGTCTGAGTTGCGTTATTAATCTTATTATGAACACAGATTAATGAAGTTCTATGAGTATCAATCACAGGAGATAATGAATCATTTGTAGTGGAAATCTGAGCAGAGAATGTTATAGATTTATCACCACTTAAGAAATTTGACTCGTTTACATCAGAACCAATAACTCTTGGTGTAGCATATACATTTGACTGGTTAATCATAACTGAGTCACCAGAAGTCTGTTTTATATATGGTACTTCAATACCATCAACAGAACGACCAGTTGTAGACTTAATACTGTAATCAACATTAGTCTGTGAGAATGATTGAACTTGAACGATTGGTTGAACAACATCAAACTGTACGTTATCAGTTGCTTGGACTCCAACACCACCAACAAAACCAGATGCGTTTGCATTTGTGGTAGTTGTAAATGTATAAGAATCTAAGTCAACATCGGAAATAGTCTGAGTGCCATTCAACTCTGTGCTTGGAATATTATTGTATGTTCCAGTTGCAACATTCTGAATACGAACCTTGGATCCAGGGAACATATCATGGTCAGGATGGTAAACACGAACTTTGTTTGAACCAGAAGTTACTTGGAATGGATCGCTCTGCAATACATTGTTTGGTAAACTATCATTAACAAAGTCTACCTGTCCGATAACATTAGTTGCGAACTGTGCACGATAGATTGTGAACATCAAGTCTTGTGTTTGATCTGCAGTCCAAGTGGAAGCGTTTTGTGACTTGAAGAATACACCAGCGTATGGTTGTTCAGAAATAAAACGATCTGTACCTGCTTGTTTATCGCCTAGCTGAGAAATCCAGCAACGATAGCTATTAGAGTCAGAAGACAATACAATACAGTATTCAGTTGCATCATTCACAAATACTGGAGATGGGAATGTGAAACGAGTCGGAGTATCTGGAGCACGATAAGTTGCACCATCAACAGTAACGCTATTATCTGACAGATAAACTTTATCAGGGTTCAAAGCCATTTTAGAGAATGGAAGAACTTTCTTACCTGGATATCCATTGACAACTTCACGGATCTCGATATTAACAGGAATGTTATCGTCTTTGGTTGCAAAGAAAATATCAATGCCTGTTAAGAATGCTCCACCCCTTTGTTGTACCAAGAATGTCTGTGCCAGTGGATCATACCAACCAGTATCACCAACAACACGCTCTGAAGTCTCAGTGATGGTATCTGTGGCATTAACAACTTCTTGAGCAATCGTTGCATTACGAACAGCATTGAATGTTGATTGTTTAGTTTCAAGAATACCCTGAGCACGATACTGAACACTACCAGCCGAAGTGAAATCACCACCATTGGAAGAACTATCAGTAATACGGAGTTCTTTAATACCTGTACGGAATCTTAATGCGTCTGTATCTGGAACAGTGAATAAACCATACACATCACCATTAAAGTTAGAAACTAAATCGTCACCTTGTGCTTTAACAGTCACAGAAGAATTGATTGTTCCTCGAGCACCAGAGATAGAACCAACGATTACTTCACCAGACTGGAATGTACCCTTAATGTTTAGAACATAAATGGCTTTAGTTCCAGTAGAAGTAATTTCGTAACCAACACAAACTGCAGTTGCACCAGAAGTTAAACCAGTGATAACATCACCACGATTCAATGCTGGTTGTGTATCTTTAGTTGGATCGCCAGAAATACGACGAGCAGTTTCAGTTGAGTTAGAACCAACATTTGAATATCTATCAAATTCTGAACCAAAACCAGAAATTGCATCAAATGGAATTCTAGTGGCTGGTTGAATGTAAGAATTAATATTGATACTGTCGAAGAACGAATGTAGTTTAGTCTTTGGTTTAAAACCTTTGGCTTGAATCAATACACCACGTGAACGAATGTATGGAATAACCGCAGTTGAAAGAACTTTATCTTCAACCAATTGTCTATCAACTTGAGCAACAACTGTAGATCTTAGACCAGTTCTCGCAAGACCAACTTCACGAGCAGTAGTTTGAGTTGTAACAACACGATGTGCCCAGCCAGATCCAGATTCAACATTACCGAACATGGCATTCATCTGATCGCCATTAAATTGTGCGCCTGCAACACCAGCACCACGCTTATCACCAACAAAGGTAGTTTCAGAAACTCTTTCTGCACCAGTCCATTGAGTTTGCCATGCATTCCAAACTGTACCAAGAGATCCAGCTCTTTCTAATGCACTATAAACAGCATTGAAGTTACCTTCTACGTTATTTACGATATCTGGACGACGTTCAACTTCAAACCACTCATCAGAAGATGGGTTTAGATTAATGTTACCGATAAATGTAAAGATCGCAAATGGGTTAATATTTTCAACACGAGATGCAACATTCTGTTTAATAAAAGGAATATTGTTATATGGTAATGTGATAACATCACCAGTCAAAGCATAGTTACTTGCAGTGCGTTGAGCAGATGCAGAGTTCTTCTCGATTAAATTAACATTGTCCATACGATAGAATGGACGGAGTTCTTTATTCTCCATATCAATGGCACAGCTGAAATCTGAATTAGAAGCGTCGCCAACACCAGATCCAGAGAACGAGTCAACAATAAAACCATTCTTGAAACGATCCAATCCTTGGTCGTCTGGAATAGTTAAACTTACAGTTTCTTGTTCTAATAATGATAGTGATGTATAGTATTCAAGTGTATCAATACGCTTCTCAAGCGAACCAATATCACGCAT